ATAGTCAGTCCGTAATCCATAGTTAGGGTCGTTTGTTCTTTTAGTAATGGCCATGCCAAACTGAACAAGGTCCTCTACGTTTCTTCTGAACACAGTGTCATCATAGTCATTCCACTCAAGTGTAAGGCTAGTACCTATTTGGGCAGCTATCTCTGATGAGGCTTTGACTGTTTGACTAAGAATAAGCTCAGACTCTTCAAGTGTATCTGGCAATGCATCAATCCCCTTGGTTGGTTTGCCTAGCTTATCAGCAAGTTGCTTGATGGCATCCTTCTGCTGTATCTGCATCTCAATCTTGCGCTTGAACACGTCCTTCTCTGTAGTTGAGAACGGGTCCACTGCTTGTACGTTTGGATAAGGCTTCTTTGACAGAATCTTATTCACTACAATCCTAACAAACTTAGGTAGGATAGGTACTGGGGTAAAGTCAAGATTCAGGAACGTACCATCGCTATTGGACGGGTCCAATGACGTAAGTAGCTGCATGTATATCGAGGTGTCCTGAATACCCTTCGCATACTTTTCGTTGCGTTCGAAAATGCGTTGACGGTTCATGAGCAATGACTGCTCTTTGTTTATATCACCCCACTGAGACATAATTGCCTGAGCATACTTTAGCCCATAAGCATTAGTCTCTTTGACCGATCTATCTACCAGAGGATCTGGAAAGACAGACATACTGGTGTTGAAGTTTAATCCATCCATTTAACTGCAAATATAGCTACTTTATCGTTGTACCTTAGTATCTGTTTTTTACCTTGAATCTCCTTAGAAATTCTACCTCAGTGAAGTCTTTTTTCTTTTCTTCCTTAACCTTTCTGGTTGCTGCGAGAAGAGCTAGTCCAGAGCTGATAGTTAAGTCGTATCTTGTTCGGTTTGACATCTTGAAACCTATCCAGTCCTCAAGCGTCCTGTTAAAGTACATATTACCATAGGTGTCTGTATCTATGTTTCTTCCTACGTGATAATGCACATAACTCTCTATAGCTTCGGCATGCGACCTAATTACATCATCCGAGTTAGAAGGGATACCCTTGGTTCTTACGTTTATCTTACTGTTAGCTGACTTCAGGTAGTCTGGTCTCTCCATCAGGTAGTTGTCATAACCTCTTGATTCGAAGTACCTAACTATACCATACTTGTTGTTCTCAACCAGTAACTCATATCCGTAGAAGAAGGCACACATCAAGACATCCTCATAAAAGGTATTGGCTAAGTCTGGTCGGCATGCATACTCAACAACGAACATCTCAGAGCTTGAGTCCATGCTGAACTTGTTGTATAAATGCAACGCCCCCTTAGATCCTCTGCCATCAAGAACCTGATCAATGTCGTAACTATCGACACCGCCAACACCTATATGCTTGTTGACAGGAGACCTCTTACCGTTCTTGTCAGCGAACCACTTGTTCCTGTTCTCAGGCAGCGGCATCCATGAAACATAGAACTTACCCTGTGGGTTTGGATCAAACACAACCTCCACATCTTTATTCTTCCAGATGAAGTTACCTCTTACAACTGGGTCTGGGTACATGTTGCTGTTGTAGTCAATCTGCTGGTAGATTTTACCAACATTGAAGTGGCTACCATCGATACTATCCCTGAACGCCTCGTCCAAAGAGAATGGGTACTGCCTTATGTATTCGTTCAATTTGTCTGGCTCAGACTCTAGCGCCTTGCGTTCATTCATCATGAATGTCTTAGCCCCGATGACAATCATATCCCCATCTATACCAAGGACTGGTTCCTCTGGGTCATCCTCTACGCACCTCCCATAGACATCGAAGAAACCTTCAAACGCCTTGTATGCTTCTATGAATAATCGGTACAAACCACTCTTGGTTCTACCGTTAGCATTCCTCTGCATTACATCAGAGTCAAGGCAAAGATCCTTATACTCAGCACCCCCTTTTTCCATGGGGTTCACAGTAGACCCAACCATGGCCTTCCCTACTATCTTTCTACCTACAGACAAGCACGTCTTCTGGATTCTCCATGCCTCTGTAATCGATGCTGGCTTCTCCCACTTACCAGCCTCATCTAAATAAAGCCATAGTAGTTTTTCACCATCGTATGCGTTTGATACAGTGTTCTTCCAGTTGATTACAGTGTTAAGTTCCTCCCCAGAATTAGACACCTTGTTTTCCTTGGTGATTCTCTTTGATGGGGTTCTGAACGCCAGCTCCATCCTTGGGTTAGTTGTACCATCTTGGATGGGCTTAAAGAAAAAAGGGTAGCCACGATAGAACGTAACCACCTTCTTCATGAAGATATTCTCCTGAGCATCCTTACCTGTCTTGGATTGAATGCCAATTGTTTTTTCTGGAGTTATAGTACCATCGTCAACGAGGACTGCACTAGCTACGTTTGTGTACCCAGATCTTCGGCACTTGACATAGTTCTGCCCAAGAGATCTATCGTCTACAATACACGCTTGAAGGTGTATGTATATATCTCTTTGGAACTCATAGTAATAACCATAACCAATATCCATCTTACTCCACTGCAGTAGCATGTAGTGATGGCCAGTTATGTATGTTGGCTCACCATTGTTGTAGAACCACACACCATTCTGTCTTCTGTCAAACTCCTTCTCGATGTATGAAGTGTACCTAGCCCTAAAGGAGTCTGGTTTGTTTGACCACTCATCCATGGACTTGATCTTCAATACCTCTTCAGGGAAATCCAATCTTCTCCAGAACTGATCCTTCTTTGGTAACTCTTGAAAAAGTATGTCTTTCTTCTGAGGTACCTTTGGTAGGGCTATGAAAAGATTACCAATCTCTATGATCTCACCCATAGGTTGGTCATCGATCAGCTGAATTACTTTCTCGTCGTACCCTTTTACATCAACTAGCATTTGATTTCTTCAATAAGTATTCATACACATCCAAGATCATTACATCTGGTAGTGTAGAAAATATATCAGCGCAACGGTCCTTTATTACGTCGATGATTGTTTCCCCCATGAGCGTATTGCTATAGTCCCAGCTACTTTCTCTTGGCTGAATACTGTTCTGCAAATCCCCCGCTGAAGTCTGAAGAAGTGTTGTCGAATGTTCCATTTGTTTTAAATTCCTTTATCATTTCACTTAGCTTCTGTCTCTCGATGATTAGCTCCTTGCAGTCTATAGCTGTCTGCTTTATGGACTGCAGTTCTGCTTTCCTAGCGCTGCCTGTTACCTCGGGGTCTACTGGCTTGCGTATCTCCTCGATCATGTTCTCAATAGCCACGGACATGCTGTCCATTAGCCTGATAGATACATCGATTGAGTTATACTCAGTGCTCTTCTTTGACATATAGAAGATCTTGTATTCTTGTCCTGTACAGCTCTTGGCCGTCGATGTCGATTCTATAGTCCATCCCTTTAGGGAAACCTACAACGTCACCAATCTCAACCCCAATATCCTTGAGCTCTTGACACATCTTAGCAATAACACCTAGTGTCTCTGGTTCCTCCTTGATCTTTATGACCTTGATTATACCTTCCTCAGCTTCTTTTTTAGGCGCGGGGGATAATAGACACCAACCAAACAGAGGTATTATTTCATCAGTCTCTTGATCCTTGTAAGCAACAGCTTGGTTGTTGAGTGTATGAACTGGATCATATTTAACCATGTAATGGTTATCGACACCAATAAGAGCTTGAGTTTTGTCCATAACCACAAGATGGTGGAAGTAAAGCGTATCCCCAGGCTTGACGAAAGAAGTGCCACTTGAATCAGTAGCATTTCTCTTGTTATTAAGTATCGATGGTACCGCGACAACTTTGCCGCTAGTCGTTCTGTACTGAAACTCATTGAACCTTGTATCTATAAATAATTCTATACCAGAAGAGGTCTGCATCCTATCCTTGATGGGTTGCTCAATCTCTACAATAAAAGACGTTATCGACTTCATAACTAGAAGTTTAGATCGTTCTCAACCAAACATGGGAGACCCTCAATAACCTTCCATATCTCTGTGCCTTCGTCTGTAGATACATATATAACATACCTAAACACACTGTGCTTGTGAAGCGTCACATCATCAAAGACGATAGCAGAGATCTCCCCATTCTGAACGCGCATCCCAACGTAATAAGCCATTCCATTCTTAGGGTCTGGGCCTACTACTATTTTTCTTATTACTCCATTCATGGCTTCTTCTTGGGAGGTAAAGAGAAGATATCCTCTATAAAATCGTTCCCGTCCTCATCACTATTCATCTCTATATCAAGAAACCCTATAGGTGATGATGAGTCTAATATACCCTCTCTGATGTGGTCAAGCTGATCAAGTATTACCTCAGAGTCTTCAGAGGTACTGAGCAACAACACCCCCTCTTTATGAATGATGTAATCATCCGTAATCTCCAAAACTGGTGTCAACAGGAGTGTGGCAACTGACTTGCTTATGTCAATACCTTGAAGTCTGAGGAACTCCTCAATAACAATGAGATGTTTAGCCATCTCTTGCTGTATTACTTCCCTTAAATCTTCTGTCATTGTACTGTTATTAAGTGGGTTTTGATTAAATTTGCAGAAGCAAAGATACAAATTTAATATGCCAAAGTCAAGGGTAGCTAAAAAAAGAATGTTCAGAGAGTTCTCTAAGATGCACAGTAGGTATGTGCCACAGAACTATCTAAAGAATATCAGGTCTGTACGCAAAATCTTTAGCGAAAAAAATGGACTGAGAGAGAAGCACATTGAGTTCATGCTGTGGGCTTATGACCTTGAGTTCTTTACTATCAACCATGCATCAGAAGAGATGGGGTTGTGTCACAGAAGAACATCGCTCGACTACATATTCTATCTAACCCAAGAGGGGTATCTGTATAAACACTTCAATAGGCTTACAGACACAAAGGACCCTGATGCACAGATGTTCAGGGAGGATACCAAGTTCAACTACAGAATAAGATACGCCCTATCTCAGAAAGGTAGGCTTCTCGTATCTAGGTTCTATAATGAACTAGAGGAATCTGGGGTTTGAGAACTTGCCAGTTGAGTCTGGTGTAGGCTTCTACTTTTTATATTTATCACCTCGTTGAATGTCTGCTGGAGGCCCCATAAATCTAGGGTTTTGATGTGTTTCAACAGGAGTTTTTTTAACCTCTGGTTCGGGAGTTGACCTAACAATCCTACCTTTCAATAAACCACTTGGTTTTAAAAAGTCTTTCAGGTGTTTTTTTCTACCTCCTTTTGTGCGGCACTTCGGGGCATTGCTCTTGCTAGACGGGTCGGCTTCACAAACATAAGGTTGAGAAACCCCAGTGTGCTGGTCTTCTTTTTGTCTTTTAGAGGTTGCCCCAGGGAAGTTGACAGGTTCACTAGAAGATCTTCGCGCACGTCG